TTGGAAAGAAGATAGTCCACAACAAGAACTAGATGAATTAGTTTTATGGGATTCTTTCTCATACCATGTTTCTGTAACATCATATCCAGTATTGAGAAATCATACTTGCAAATTTATTTCCAGAAGGCGAACTGAATATACTGGCAGATATTTGTTCACACTAGATTGGGCAGGCTCTACTGATAGTGGTGATACAGATTTTACTCTTAGTGAGTTCCCATCACAACATAAATGTGGACATTTTATTAAAATGGATAATGGCAATTTTGCTATTCAACCTAACAATAGATTAGTAATGCACGATCCATCCTTTACTATTAAGAATGAATTAGTTATACATCGTAAATATAATGAAACTCTTTGGACAGCAGAAAGAAATATGCGTTGGGTAACTCCCGATACAGATATTATGGATTATGATCATACTGATTTAGGATCAGGCGAATCTAATCAAGAACGATCAGATATGTATAATAAATTAGATAAAAATACTGATGACTAGAAAAATTTGTTCATATTGTGGCAAAAGGAAAAATAAAGCAAGTTTTCCTAAACATAGTATGTACAAAGATAATCTTGATACACGATGTAAAAAGTGTGTTAAGAAACATAGCAAAGTGAGAAGCGGTTTACATAAAATTGCTCCCCCCAAACCGGAGTTATGTGAATGTTGTGGTAAAATACCAATTAAATGGGTTTTAGATCACGATCATAGTGATGATAGTTTTAGAGGTTGGATCTGTGATCGCTGCAATACTGGTATAGGAAAATTAGGAGATTCTTTAGACGGTGTAATAAAAGCTGTAAACTATTTAATCATGTCTAAAAATAGAGTACGGCAAAATGAATCTCAAACAAAGATGGATCAAACACCTTCAAGAAAATAACATGACATATCTTGAGCATCTAATTTTTGCTCTGTTTTATGGATCTTGTTGTTTATTGGCGGGATTACTATTGATTATTCATTCGGTTTTGCCATGTTTTTTTCCAACAGCAGGAAGTGATTTGGTTACAAAATTAAGTAAAAGATTCAATAAAAGACGCTAGACTGTCGATACTTGACAACAGAACTAGCGTATGGTATACTACGCTAAACACAGGAGACTATTTGGATGATTCACGATTTTAATTATGTTATGGGAATGGTTCGTGATCTTCGTGCCACTAGCAGCACTAAAGATAAAGAAGGAATTATTCTGGATTATTGTGGACACAATAGTGCCGCAGCATCTTTCACCAAGAATATTTTGCTTTATACCTATCATCCGTTGTGGCAATACAATGTCACTAGTGATAATCTCAAGAAGAAGAATCATCTTGTAGCCAGAAAGAACGAATACAAAAATTTCTTTGATCTGCTTGACGCTCTAAAGAGTCGCAAGATTACTGGACATGATGCTATTGCTACTGTGAATAGTTTTATTGAACACTATTCTGAATACGAGGAACTTATCCATTGTATTATTGATAAAGACTTGAAAACCCGTGCTGGTGATAAGATTATCAATAAGGCTATTCCTGACCATATTCCAGAGTTTAGTGTTGCTCTGGCAGATAAGTACGAGCCTAAACTTGTAGATTGGAAGGATGGTTGGTATGTTAGCAGAAAAATTGACGGTGCTAGATGTATTGGGATTGTTGATAGTGATGGTAATACTACCTTCTATTCCCGCACGGGAAAGGAGTTTGATACTCTTGGCATCGTCAGGGATGGTATTAAGGCTCTTGGCGTTACTGATGTAGTATTTGATGGCGAACTTTGTCTTGTAGACGATGAAGGTAATGAGGACTTTCAGGGGGTGATGAAACAACTCAAGAAGAAGGATCATACTATTCCTAATCCATCATTTAAGATTTTTGATATTCTAACCCATGATGAATTTTATAGTAAGAAGGGAGAAAAGAACCGTCCATATTCTATTCGCTATAATAATCTACGAGAAGTAATGAAGAATAACTCTTGTACCTGTCTTAGTGTGCTTGGTCAAGAACTCATTAAAGATGATGATCATTTTGCTGAATGGACAAAAAGAGGTAATGACTATGGTTGGGAAGGAGTTATGCTACGAGCAGATGAACCATATAAAGGTAAGCGTAGCAAAGACCTTCTGAAAGTTAAGAAGTTTTTTGATGACGAATATGAAGTTATTGATGTTGAAATGGGGCCATTTCGTTATGTATTAAATGGTAGAGAACATGAAGAAACTATGCTTTCTTGTGTAATGATTAAGCATAAGGATCATATTGTCAGGGTTGGTAGTGGTTTCGCTATTGACCAAAGACAAGAATTTTATCAGAACCCTAGAAAGATTCTTGGACAAATTATTACTGTTCAATATTTTGAAGAAACCAAAAACCAAGAAGGCGGAATTAGTTTACGTTTTCCAACATTTAAAATTTTACATGGTGAATATAGAACAGTATAGTTATGCTACAATTAATTAGAGATAAATCCTATAGGGTAGATAATTTTACTATCTTGGGAGAAAGACATTCCGGTACAAATTTTTTACAAAAATTAATTACACAAAATCTTCAAATAGATGTTACATGGCATTGTGGATGGAAACATTTTTTCGGATTTAATGCACCATGTATGATAAAATCCAAAAATACTTTATTCGTAGGCATAATAAGAAATCCATACGATTGGATTATGGCTATGCGAAAAAAGCCTCACCATGTACATCCAGATAATTTATCTTCCATTGAATCTTTTTTATTCAATGAATGGTCATCAATATACCATATGTATAAAGAGATTACTGAAGATCGCAATATTATTACGGGTTTAAAATACAATAATATATTTGAATTAAGACAAACTAAAGCAGAATATTTGTATTTCAAAGCACCACTTATGTGTAGTAACTATATCTTTATAAGATATGAGGATCTATTATATTCAGCAAGATCAATTTTAAATTTGATTAGTTGCAAATTTCATATACCATTTAAACCCACAGGTAAAATAAAGGTTATAGATAAAAAACCATACGTTATCGATCCTTCAACTAAACTTCTAATAGATAATAATCTGCATTGGGATATAGAAAATTTACTTGGATATTTTCTGAATAAATAAAAATATCAAATTGGTTGAGAACTAACACTAAAGAGATCGCTCTTGACAAGACGATACCAGTAGTGTAAAATCACAGCATACCCATTGGAGAAAACCATGATTGTTCTGAACACTGTTTCCGAAAATAATACTGTTGAAATGAGCAAGAGTAAAGCCGATATTTTCTTCTCTACATTTCCAAAAGATAAGGTTGTAGCATATAAGGAATATTGGGAAAGTGTTCGTCCTCAGAATGTTGAAGATATTTTTCGTCGCTATCTTTTTGCATATTGCAGTGTTCATACTACATGGAAGGGTAATTGTGCAGGATATAACGCTATTAAAAACTTTGATGAGTGGATTGATGACGAGAATGTTCTGAGAGAAAAACTCCATAAGAGCGGTGTTGGTCTACATAATAATCGCACCAAATATATTTGGGACTTTGCTACAAAGTTTTGGACTAATCCCAAAGATTTCTATTTTACCACGAAAAAGGGTCATGTTAAGAAGCGTGATTCTATTGTGAATAAAATTAGTGGTATTGGATTGGCTAAAGTTAGTTTTGCTTTGGAAATGATTCATCCTAATGAGGCCAGAGTATTGTGTGGCGATGTTCATCAACTCAGGCTTTACGATATGGAAACACTCAAGTATAATAAAAGCAAGACAGGTACGAACCTTTATAAAAAGATGGAGCGTCATTGGATGGTCAATTGTGGTAAGCACAAAATTCCATCATATATTGCTCGTTGCTTGTACTGGGATAACTTGCAAAAGAAAGAAGATAGTAGATACTGGAGTTTTGTTCTGGAGAATTAAATGAGTCAAAACGGTAAAGGTTCAAAACAAAGACCCAAAAGCGTAGACCAAAAAACATGGGATAAAAACTATGAGCGAATCTTTGGTAAAAAAAGACCAAAAACTAAATAATTATCGTACTTTATTCATACGTTGTGATTGTCATAGTGAAGTTTTGGTTATTGATTACGATGCCATATTTCAAATGATCGAACTATCAGTATTTAGTTCATTGGTCACATCAAGAATGTCATTATGGCAAAAATTCAGATATATTTATCAAATACTTAAATATGGTAAACCATATACTGATCAAATTATTTTACATAGAACACAAATAGATGAATTAAAAGCGTTTATCAATAGTTTATGACAGAATCAGATAAAGAATTTCTATTGTGGATAGCCAAAAGACTAGTATATAAGTATGGGGAAAAACCAGATATTATTACTCAAGTTATGGGGCTTTTAAATAGAGACAGAACAGAAAAAAATGCTTATCAAGAAAACGTACAAAATACATTACTATTTATATCCACTACAATAGACTCATTAACAAATATGCAAAAAATATGTACGAATTTAAGTATTAATAATGTAACTAAAAGTACAGAAAATAATAATTTATCTCTAGATAATATTGATATGGATAATTTTATTAGGGGTATATAATATTATATCCTACTAATTTAGTGGAGAATTATTATGATAATGAAAAATTATATTTCAGAAGAATTATATAACAAGGTATATCATCTCAGTCAACAACTAAAAGAAGCAGTAGATACTATTGATATCTTAGAAAAAGAAAATCAAGTACTTAAAGAAAAAATAGACAAGGTAGAACATAGAGAAGAATATATCGTATATTAAATTCTAAGGAAACGAAAAATAAAGTTCAGCGTGTTGACAAGACGATAACGTAGTGTACAATGGATTGTGTTGTGGGATCGGTCGCTTGACTGACACAATACAAATTGGTTAGTTTAATAAATTGGAGGTTGATTATGACTGATGTTAATGTTGTTGAGAAGCAGAAGCGTATTCGTTGTTCTGATGAGGCTTTTCTTGAGGCGGTTTTTTCCAGCAAGACTTATGCTGAAATCGCACAAAAGACGGGCCAAAAGATTGCGAGTACAGTTGCTCGTTACGCTCGTACCAAGGCTGCTCTCGCTAAGAAGGGAGAGGAATTGCCTGCTATGGAACGTGCAAAGCCCGTTAAGACTGTTGATAATGTTGAGGCTATGGCAGAAGTTGTTCGTCGCCTAAAGGCTCACAACAACGGTTGACATATTTAAAGAACCGGCTATAAGAATCTAAGTGACAGAGGCACACGAAATAATCAACCTCAAGTCAGCGATTTTTATAGTCGGTTACTTTATTATGGGAGCGTAGTCCAATGGCAGAGACAACGGACTTAAAATCCGTACAGTGTGGGTTCGACTCCCACCGCTCCTACTATATTAGGTATAATGATGAATAAACATTCCGATCCTCTGGATTATGTATTATCTTGTTGCGAACAAGGATTACTGCCAGAATTATTTTGCGTTCAAAACGCCAAAGACGAATTACAAAAACTTCGTAAAGAAATAAATTCTTTTAAGATTGTGGCATACGGTCGAGTTAATGATAGGTTAGATTTATATGGCGTAAATATTAATCATAACCCTTACTTAAATCAAGATACTATTGTACCACTATATTCTAATAAACAAGAATTCTTAAAAGAAGATTGGAAAGGATACAGTTATGGTCTCTCTGCCAAATAAATTTTATCGCGGGGTAGTTCACAGTCCAAAGAATCCTAAACACCCTAATTTTAGATTTTTGATTGTGGATACTGTTTATGAAAAACAGGACGAAAACGGAGAATGGTATACGGACTCATTCAATAGTTATGAAGATTTTCTTTTTCATAATCCAGACAAAGGCGATTCTTTTTATGGAGTATACGGATCTTATTGGATAGATATTCCACGAAATACTCTGAAGATTAGTGAAACATTTAATCTTAAAGAAGCAATATTCATTGCCGAATCTATTATGGGTAATTCTATTATAGAAACGACAGAGTAAAATGATCAATACTGAATTTGAAATTGATTATAGTGATTGGTTTGATGAAGGAGGATGCTGTCAAGTATACCCTATTAAAAATCACAAAGGTTCAGTATTCAAAGAGTTTAGAAATAAAAAGAAAGCCAGTGAAGCATATTCTATTCAAAAAAAGTTAGCCAAATTCGATCTTGCTCCAAAAATACTTAGCAAAGTTTGTAAATTAAATTTTGCAGAAGAAGAGGGTGTTACATTTTATGAGAGCAGTGATTGGGGTTTTATAACAGAATACGCAAAAACCTGTAAAGCAAACAGTGTTATCAAAATGTATCATATTCAAGAATTAGTAAACGAAATTCAAGAAAAAACAGGTTTAAAATTTTGGGATTGTCATTGGTATAATGTTGGCTTAGTTAAAAGAGGACGATCTAAAAAATTGGTTTGTATTGATACGGGGAAAGAGAGTTTTGATGGTAATGCTAATGCTTGGGGAAATGTTGATCCTGGGCCAAAATGTAGTTACTGTTATAAATATGATTGTAAATGCTAGGAGAATATTATGCCATATGTAAGCGAAGATGATAGATCAGAATTAGATGATTGTATTGACCGATTAACGGTTTGTATTCGTGATATTAAACATTCACTCAAAAATCCTCATGATTTTAGTATTTATTTAGGCAGAATAAATTACTGTTTTTCTCGCATAATATCGGGACTAATGGAACAACCATCCTATAATAAGATTGCTATGATTACTGGTGTATTAGAAAATATAAAACAAGAATTCTATAGAAGAATTGCTGCTCCATATGAAGATACTAAAATTATCCAAAATGGCGACATAAAAGAGTACAAAAAACTAAAATAAGGAGTCTATTATGTCACGAGACTTTGATGATATCTACAAAAAAATTGATCAATCTCATAAGGATCTTTATAAGCAAGATACAGAAAACGCTAAAGATATTTGTATCTTAAAAAAAGATCAGGATAAATTACTCAAAGATATTAATGAGATTAAAAAAGAAGTTAGAGATATCAGTTATAAAGTTGATGTGATGCTAGAAATTCTTAATAGTTTTACTATCATGTTAGAAGAGGAAGAAGAATTTGATGAGGATTACGATACTGATCAAACATGGGTGCCAGATGAAGATGACGAATGGAGTAATAAGGAAGATGAAAGTTGATGGCTAGTTTAGCATTATTAGTTACAATAATATTTTTGGGTATGATTTTATTTGGCCCACTATTACTAATAATAAATAAACTAAATATTTTTCCAAAGATCATAATTCAATTATTATCTGTATTTTGTGCTATTTATGGATTATGGTGGATATTAACTCTTATTACGCCTATTCGCTGGCTAGGATTATTGCCCATATATTGTGCGTACCTTGCAACAAAATCTAAAGACGCGAGGCTTGACAACCGATAACAGTATGGTATGATACGCTAATCACAGGTCGATAACGAAACATATTGGAGAAGAAAATGAAGTTGGCAGACAGGACGGTTGAGACTCATAGTGCTGGTGTTAAGAGCGAAGCAGGATTCACTATCGCCCAAACCAGTAAAATGTTTAAGATTTTGTCAGACTCTCTTTATTCTGACAAGGTGATGGCAGTTGTTCGTGAATTGTCCACCAATGCTTATGATAGTCATATTGCTGCTGGCAATAAGAATCCTTTTAAGGTGGTGTTGCCTAGTGCTGGTAATCCTAATTTTGTAGTGCGTGATTATGGTACTGGTCTTAGTCAGACCGATATGGAGAACCTGTATACAACTTATGGTGCTAGTAACAAGAATACTAGTAACGATTTTGTTGGTTGTCTTGGTCTAGGTTCTAAGAGTCCGTTTGCATATACCAAGAGTTTTACTACTAGTTCTTATTACAACGGACAAAAGTATACTTATGTTGCCGCTATTGATGATAGTGGTGTTCCTACTCTGAATCTTTTTAGTGTCAGCGAAACCGATGAGCCTAATGGTCTTGAGATTAGTTTTGCTGTAAAGCAGTATGACTTTGCCGAATTTAGCAGCAAGTCTATGCGTATTTTCCACTACTTTAAGATGAAGCCTATTATCGAGGGTGGTGTTCTAACTAATCTAAAAGATCATAAATATAGCAATAAGAATATCATCTTGAGCGGTGATGGTTGGAGAGTTTGCCGTCTGAATAGTGATACTAATTATTATCCTAATGTTCATCATCATATTGATAGTGGCATTGTTGCATTAATGGGTAATATTGCCTATCCTGTTAAGGCTAGTCAGATTATTGGTGATGAAAAGCAAACCACTAATGATGCTATTCAGCGTTGGAATCGTGCTTTTCAAAAGGCCGATATTGACAGTTGGAAAAGTTTTGTCAATGAAATTATTAATCAAAATCTTTATCTTGAACTTGATTTTGGTATTGGCGAACTTGAAATGGACGTTTCCAGAGAAGGTTTGCAGTATACCAAAGATGTAATCAGAACCTTGCGTGAAAAGACTCAAGAGATTTATCTTGAGATGAAGGAAGAATTTAGTAAGAAAATCGCCGCCGCCAAAACCAAGGTAGAAGCAATTACGCTTTATTATACCCTTAACGATCTTGCTGGTGGTTGGGGAGTTGGTGCTGAATGGACTGATAGCAAGGGTAAGAAGCACAATATTAATTCTGGACAGGATCTAGAATATAAGATTCCTGCCGGAAAGAGTATGTACGTTTTTAATTATCGTACTGCTGGCTATCGTTCTCGTCGCATGGTTTATCAGACAAATAGTATTCATCATAATACTCTTACTGGTCAAGGCGAATATTATTGGAATAATCAGAAAAAGACAGGAGAACTGTCATTCTTTGTTTGCGATATTAAAACAGAAGAAACAGCAAAGAAGATCGTTACTAGATATTGCAATGATAATAATTGCTTTGCATACCTAATGATTGATACTAAGGATCATACCAAAGCAGATGAAGGTTTTGATAGTCTAATTGCTGATGTTGGTGCTGACAAAATCAAGAAGGTTTCTGACTACAAAGATTTGATTAAGAGTAATAATCCTCGTAAGCAAAGTAGTCGATCCTCTAATGGTGCTGTTAGCGACCAAGATGTATTTTTCATCTATGGAGAATCTAAGGATAGCGGTAAAATTAGCAATCCTTATAACGACGCTCCTTGTCTCAGGGTTTTGACAGAAGATGAATTGGAGGCTTTTGAAGATAGTGATGAGATTATTTATGTTCCAATCATTCGCTATGCTAGTGCTTCTAATGAATATCCGTCAATTTCTGATTTGAACCTAATGATAAACGATGTTACTGCAACATCACTAGTCAAGGATTTGTTTGGATCTAATAAGATTTATGCTATCAAAAGTGCTTTTGTCGATAAACTCAAGAAACAGGGTTATACTCTGATCGACTTTAATACTTTCTTCAAGAAACAACTCAAAAGAGTTGCCAAAGATAGTCTGAGCAAGTTGTCAGAATACAATGGTATTGTTGAATTTAGCAGAACTCAGGACAATTATTCTGCTAAGAATAGCGACACTTACTATGGATATGGCACTCTGGAAAAGCAATTTACTTTTCATATGCTTAATATTTTTGGTTTGGACTATGAGAAACATATTAGTAATAAGAAACTGGTTGATGCTATCAATTATTGTCTAATTATTGAGTTCTTTGTTGATACTGTTCATCGTCCTTCTTTTGATATTAAGCGATTCAAGGCGGCCGATTATTTTGGTCATATGACCAGACTATTAAGTGATATTGGGATCAATGGTCTTGATAGTCAGAAGGTTCGTAATAGTAATATTGCGTACAATTCTTTAGTATCTTATATTCAGAGTAGAATGTATATTCACAATGAAGATATGATGAAGGAGTGTATTGCTATTATTAAGCCAGATGTTTCAAAGAAATATAATCTTGCCAAAATGGAAGATGTTAGAAAAGATATTAAAGCCGAACTTGACAACAATCCCGTTTTGAAGTATATTGTTGGTAGTCGTGCCGTGTCTGGCGAACTAAGAGAACTATCTGGTTCAAATGAACCGATTAAACAACTTGATGACAGGCATTACTACAGCGGTAATACTAAAACATGGTTAACAAGTCTAAATGATGTGGAAGCATTTAGAAAGCAAATTGGTAGTTTGGTTAAGTAATCACAGGTAACAATAGGAGTTTTACAATGGCTGTTCCGTTTATGTTTGTTGATGGTAATTTGACGCTGGTTCTTAATAACCAGAGTTATCAGGTTTTGCCGGATCATATTAATTACAAGATGATTCTTGAGCGTTTGCCAACAGCGACCGCTGATGAATTGCTTGAGATTGTTGATATTCAAAAGGCAGTCGCAGTATTTAGCGATGGTCTTGTGGATATTAAGGAAGGTAAGGTATTCTATGATGGCGACGAAGTTCATGGTAGTATCAGTAAAAGAATTCTTGAGTTTATGAGCAAGGGTCTGCCATTTCAGCCTCTCGTTAACTTCCTGAATAATCTTATGGATAATCCTAGTATGCAGAGTCAGCAGGAACTTTATGATTTCCTTGAGCATGAACATCTGCCAATTACTGAGGATGGATGCTTTCTAGCATATAAGGCTGTTCGTAGTGATTATATGGATAAGTATGCTGGAAAGTTTCGTAACAAGGTTGGTGATATTTGTAAGATGACCCGATCAAAGGTTGATGATAATCGTGGTCGCGGTTGTTCTCAGGGACTTCATGCTGGTGCATTAAATTATGTTGCTGGTTACGGCAGCGTTGATGCTGGTGATCGTATCGTTATTGTGAAGATTAATCCTTGTGACGTTGTTAGCGTTCCTAGTGATTGTAATTGTGAGAAACTTCGTACTTGCCAATATGAAGTTGTTGGAGAGTATCAAGGCGAACTTCTCAAGCCGCTTTATTCGTCTAACTTTGCTGAAGATGACTATAATGATGATGAGGACGATTATGATCATGAGTATAGTTGGGCATGGAATGATGACGAAGAAGATGTAGATGAAGATTACTATGCTGATGATGAAGATGAGGATGATTACGACGATCAGTATTGATCGTTAAAAGAAAAGTAGAGTCTGGTGACTAAGATAATAGCCTCTGGTTGGGAAACTCGACAAACGCTATTTGAGAGGGTTCGACTCCCTCCTACTTTCTGGATATTGCTAATGATGGTAATGTTTGCTGTTCCAATATCAATTCACAGGATAATGTAAGGAAGTTGTATGTTTAATGATAATATTGGTTTTAACCCTTTTGATAAGAATAATAGCGTTAATGCTAATGGATACGCTTCTAAAAGAGTTAAGTTTTTGAGTTCTTTTAACCAACAGCATATCTATGTTTATAATGGTAATCCTCGTAAAAAGATTAGTAGCATGAATCATACTACTGATATTGGTGAGGTAATCAGTGCCAACATAAACAACGATTCTGACGCTTACTTTTATATTAATGGTGGTCGTAAAATTTATGCAATCAAACAGTTTACTTGTTGCTTTTGCGATATGGATGCTGGTCGTGATGAGCAGGGCAAATACTTTAAGCCTAGCATTGTTATGAATAAGAAAAAGCAGTTCCTAAAGAAGATCAACGAGTTCCCTGTTAAACCTAGTTGGGTAGTAGATACTCGTAATGGTTATCAGTGCTACTGGATTTTTGATAATGCTAGTCGTAAAATGATTGGGTCTAACAAAACCTTCTGGAGCGGTCTGCAAAAGAAGTTAGTCAATTATTTTGGTGGAGATCCAAGAGCAATTAAACCTAATCAGATTTATAGAATTCCTTATACTTGGTGGCGTAAAGGATGGGAAAAGAAGCAACCATACTTTACCAGTTTGCTGCCCGGTAGTGATGGTGCTACAGTTAATGTTGCAGATTTAAAGTCCGCTCTTACTGGTCAACCAGCAAACCTACAAATAGTTCCAGAAAAATGCAGCGACGAATGGTATAAGGGATATGCTAAGGCTTATAAGCAGTCTGATGAAAGCGGCATCCCAGTATCATCAAATGTTGCATCAGAAATACTGAATGACATTCAAGAAAAAAAGAAATGGTCTAATCTAAGTAAGTGTTCAACTATTCTCAATGATATCTATGATGATAACGACGAGAATGTTGAGGTTGCTCATGGTGAACCCATGCCAGTGTCGAAGGGTTGCTGTAACGCTACTGTTGACTCTGGTGACGAGGATATAAACCTTGATGGGTCGCAGACCAAACTTTTAAAAACCGTTGTGGAGTTCCTTAATCAAGTCAGCACCCCGCTGTATTTTAGTAACAATAGATTCCTATCTAGTGCTGCTAAAGACTTGGCAAATCAACTCAGTGACAAATTTTGCATTGGATAAAAATGCACGAAGATTATGATGATAATGAATATGATGAAGATGATTATGACTATGATCATCCATCCTTAGATCCTTATCATTATTACTTTAAATTTGATGTGTCGGCCGATAGTCCACTGTCAAAATGGTTAACAGATATGTTTAATGATATAGATTGGAATCAAATACCGTCAATACCATTAAATAATGTTCCCGGCTTTCCGTTTGTTTCGTTACCTGTGAATAGTTGGAATCCCGATACTGGCAAGGGTAACTCCTTCCAGTATTTGGGATCCAATTATGCCGGTAGTCCAATATGGAAAAAACAATATTTTGTAATTGACAAAATAAATAATGAGTATAAACTACACCTACAGTCTCACGCTAAACATTTTGTGAGTCAACCGACGCACTATAAGGGATTGTTCGATATTCTGAACTAAGGATATGATTAAATGAAAAAAGAATGGTATATAATAAATGATTTAGAGCAGTTTATTAATTCTGTCAGATCATTAGTTTATGGCGGTTTTGGTAAAACACTAGCAGAATCCAAAGAAGATTTTATGGATATGATGGACAAGATAAACGATCCTGTTTTTGAAAAAGAACTAGATTCCTTTTTATCTTATAATGAATCTTTAGTTCTTATTAAAGAATCTTTACGTCAACAAACAAATAAAAAAAATGGATCAAAAAGATATCTTATAACAGATGAATTATTCTATCATGTTATTGAAACACTAAACGCAAGATTGGTCGCTAATATTTTATCTAGTTTAGTTAAAAAAGGATATCTAGAATCTGCATTTGATACAGAAGAAAACGATTTCATATTTTGGGTAAAAGAAGAACCGCCAAATGAAAACAGTAAAGAAGAACCAAAAACCGATTGATATTGATGCGTATTTCAAATATAGATGTCCTAATCCAGATTGTGGTCAAGAAAAATGGATCAATCTATCAGAAGCAAAAACAAAAAATTTCAAGATAGTTTGTTATTGTGGATTAATAATACGACCAAAACTAATAGAAAATATACAAATAACTTACAAAGAAATAGAAAATAATATACCAGAAATAAATACTGCCGACATAGTAGTGCCATCTATAATACTAGATAAGTGTGTTTATGTTCTTAAAAGTTATGGTTTTACTAATGACGAAGCCAATGAATTGGTTTCATTGTCATACAGAAAAACCAAATCAGATGATTGGAAAATAATTTTGAAACAAGCCTTAGAATCAATTGGAGTTAACAATGAATATCCGACCAACAAATTTTAATGAAATAATTGGACAAGAAGATGTTGTTCGTCGATTAAAAATATCAATTACTGGATGCAAAAATAGTTCCAGTGTTCTGCCTCATGTTTTGATTGATGGGCCTCCGGGTCTTGGCAAAACAACTATTGCAAGTGCTATAGCGAATGAACTAAATGTTAATTTGTATACCGCAAATGCTGCTAATTTAAGAAGCGTCAAAAGTATACTACCCTATTTGATGGGCATAGCACCAAGATCAGTATTCTTTATAGACGAAATTCACAGATTACCAAAATTAGTTGAAGAATTTCTCTATCCTGTTATGGAAGATTTTAAACTTAGCATAGTTTTAGATAATAATGTTGATACTATAGATCTACCAATGTTCACACTTGTCGGTGCAACAACTAGTGGCGGAAGTTTAAGTCAGCCATTTTATGATCGTTTCTCTATAAAAGAACATCTAAATTTTTATAATGAACATGAGTTAGCTAAACTAGCAGGATCGAATTTACAAAAGATGGGATTATCAATAGCAGAATCTGACCTGCTAGAAATAGCAAAAAGAAGTAAAGGAACACCTAGAATATTGAATTCTAGATTACAATGGTATAAAAATTATGTGTCTTGTAACGGTAATACAAGTTCAATAGATGATATTTTTAATGCCCAAGGTATCGACGCCAATGGATTAGATGAGTATGATAGGATGTATATTAATGCACTAAAGAAGTCTAGAGGTAGTCCTTTAGGTCTAAAATCTATATCTTCTATTACAGGAATATCTATTGAAACAATTGAAAATAGTATTGAACCGTTCTTAATGAGACAAGGTTTTGTTTATAGAACTCAAAAGGGTAGAACAATTGGTAAAATATGAATATAACATTCCTTATACCAGTACGCTTAGAAAGTGAAGACAGAATAGAGAATGCTAAAATATGTTTACAATATTTATGTAAATACGCACCATATAATATTATTATTCTAGAAAATGATACTGAATCAAAAATACCAAAAATATTATCAGATATATCTACTAATAATGCTAGTATAAAATACGTATTTCAATACAATAAAAATGAATTATTTCATAAAACAAATTATCTAAATACTATGTTGTCTATGTCAACAACACCAGTTGTAGTCAATTATGATATAGACATATTACTACCAAATAATATATATGAATATGCGTATAATAAAATCATAGAAGGATACGATCTATTTTATCCATATTTTGATGGAGAATCTTTAATAGAAATTAAAAAAGATGCTAAATCTAAAATTCTAGATAATATTAAAGATATTCCTAATACTTCCATATCACTTAAAATAGCGAAATATGGATTATGTCAATTCTTAAATAGAAATTCTTATATGAAATATGGAAAAATGAATGAGAATTTTTATTCATACGGGCCTGAAGATTGGGAGTTAGGATATAGATTTCAAAAATTAGATCTAAAAGTTGGTTGGTCAAAAAATTATATTTTTCATTTGGAACATTCAAGAGGCATTAATAGCGATAAAAATCTAAACCCTATGGCGACACACAACTATAATCTATACGAACAAATCAAACAATATTCAGATATGGAGCTTAAAAAGTATTATGAGATTATTGAATAGTTTATTTGGTGTATTATTATTATTAACATCTAATAATGTGTTTGGAGAAAGTATTTTAGTAGATAGTCTAGAAGATGCTGTGGCTCTTGCAGAATCATCTAAGCAGGATATATTAATAGTTTTTAGTGCTGATTGGTGCAAAAATTGTGAAATCTTAAAAAGGGAATTTTTGCAATCAGATAATGAGTCTTTAAAAGATTGTATAATTTGTATCATAGACTATGATAACAGACCGGATCTTATAAAAGAATACAGAGTAAGAAAAATTCCGGACTCAAGAGTTATGAAAAAAAACATAGAAACATCCCAATATATTGGATATAAAGACAAAATAAAATATGCTGAATGGTTAAAAAATGCAAGACAATAAATTATTTATTATATTAGTATGTATTAATATACTATTTTTATTAATTGGCTATATTCTTGGTAAGATTGCTAACAATAATGGTGTAATTCAAAATAAGCCAAAGTCATTTTTTGACAAAGAATCTATTAGCGATAATCAAAAAATAACTATTGATAACAGTAAGGTCGTTACAGAAATAAAGACAGATAACCTAGAGAAGAAATATGATCAATTAGGAACTACTACACAGTCTACTGAAAATATATCTTCCGCTATTAATAAATTAAAAAATATGAAAGGGTGATTTATGGCAAAAGGTCTTGATGTTGGTACAAGTTATATAGTTTTGTCGAGTGAAAAAAAGAATAATCAGATAGAATATAAAGATTTTAGAGATGCATTCTATATAATCAAACCAACAACGCCAGTAGCAACAAAAATGATAGAAAAAGGTTTGTCTGGCAAAATTTTTATCAAAGACGCTGACGGATCTTTTATTATACTAGGAAAAGACGCTTTAGAAAAAGCAATAGAGAGAAATGATACAGCAAAAAGACCCATGTACAGGGGTGTTGTTTCTGCAAAAGAAAAAGATGCAAAAAAAATATTAGCATTTATTCTTAAAGAAGTAGTCGGCACAGCATCAGAACCAAATGAAAAATTAGTATTTTGCGTACCAGCACAACCAGTAGATCAAGAAGATGATGACTTTGATGTTGGTTATCATGAAGATGTAATAAAAACAGTATTATCAGAATGTGGTTATGACGCACGATCAATCAATGAAGCAGAAGCATTGTGCTATGCTGAATTAGAAGATGAAGATTATACTGGAATTGGAATTAGTTGTGGTGCCGGAATGACTAATGTTTGTGTTATGCTTAATGGCGAACCTACTGTCGTGTTTAGTACAACCAAGTCAGGCGATTGGATTGATCGTATGGCCGCTGTAGCCACGGGAGAACCCGATAGTGTTGTTCAGGCAGAGAAGGAGGGAGGGGAATTTAAAATCGGCGACCACAGCGAAAATCCTGTGCTTGCCGCTGTTTCAGCATATTATGAAAGACTCATAGATTACACGACAAAAAACTTAAGTTTGGCACTTAAAAATCATAAATCTTTACCAAAATTTAAGAATCCACTTAAAATAGTAATTGCTGGAGGTACATCTTTAGCAAATGGTTATATTGAACAATTTATCACTAAATTAGACAATAATAATTTTCCTCTTCAAGTTAAAGAGATAGTTCATGCTGAAGATCCTTTACATGCGGTATCAAAGGGCTGTTTAATAGCTTCTAAGGTTTTATAATCAAAAAATAAAAATATATACAAATTAAATAAGTGTGTAATATAATATGCTAAAATAGTCTTTTCTATAAAGGGGATAGTTATGGTAAAAGCATTAATATTTATTATGATGCTTATATTTCTAGTCCATTCCCCTGCTGGTACAATAGACCCCAGTAACCAAGACTCAAAGTATATAGAGTATGGAGAAAAATTTATACACACATATAAAATATGCGGATCCTACAAAGATAAATCATTGTTCTGTGCATCTGCTACTGCTATTAATAGTCACTGGTTTTTAACAGCCGCCCATATTGTTAAAGACGCAAGAACTTGTCTAATACATACTGATGATAAAGCATACGAAGTTAAAAAAATAATTATTCACAATGATTTTACAGAAGAAAAATTTGGTGAAGCAGATATAGCGTTATGTTACGTTGAAGAAGATTTAGGTTTGGATTTTTATCCAGAATTATACGAATCCGATGATGAGGTTGGTAAAGTGTGTTCAATTGCTGGATATGGTTTAACAGGAACTTTTAATACTGGGATAAAAGTTAGCGACTCCAAAAAAAGAGCGGGATCAAATAAAATAGACTCAGTTATGAATAATTTATTGTTGTGTTCACCATCTAGATCAACAGATAAAGATAGAACTCAACTAGAATTTTTGATAGGTAGTGGTGACAGTGGCGGCGGATTATATATTGATGGCAAATTAGCAGGAATAAATTCTTGTGTTTTAGCAGCAGATAGGAAGCCAGATTCTACATATGGTGATGAGTCAGGACATACAAGAGTATCTAAGTTCATAGGATGGATTAAGGATATTATAAGATAGTATATTACCACCCGCACTGCATAATACATATCCATAAACTAATCCTTTGTCAAACCAGAATTTTTAAACTTGACAGGTCACAAACAGCGAATACTATATGTTTAGAAACTCAGAGAATTGATAATGTCCGATTTTGATAACAAAGACAGAAAAGAAAATAGAAAACAAAAGTTCTTAAACAAGAAGAAACGACCGTTCGATCTTTCTGAAGAACAGCGTTTTTTGTCAAAGTCCAAGAAGGCTTTTAAACAAAAAAGGCAACATATGAAAGATGAAGAACCGTGGGATGATTGGAAAGATAATTATTAATGAAATATTTAGAAGAAATTAAGAACGGAGATTGTTTCATACATGATAATTTTGTCTATCTTTTAACTAGCGACTTTAAAAAAGACGGATCTAAATTATCATATAGATTAGATAATGGCTTTCCTCAATGGTTCAATAATACTGTTATAGTTGAAGATATACAGATTTATAGAATGGATAAACAAAATAATATTATACCAATTAAGGAAACAACCAAAAATGATGCGAATCTTTTATAAACTCAAAAACTTTTTTTATTCCTTATTTTGGCACGTTAGTCGAGGTTTGCCAAAAAGCAGTCAGCAAACTATTGATAGCAGATTCAATATTTGTACTCAATGTGAAAATTTTGATGCAAAAAATAGTCAGTGTTTAATTTGTGGTTGCAATCTAAGTACTAAAAAAATATTCTTGAATAAGTTAGCATGGAGCGATCAGGAGTGTCCTATTGGAAAATGGGGATCTGAAAATGAAAACAATAAATCAAAGCATAGTTAATTTAAAATCAGATAATATCTTTGATGTTTCTGAGTCTTTGGTTTCATTAGGAAATAACGGATGCACAGTTATCATTCCTCATGTATGCAATAATGTTAACGCATTTGGTGCTGGTTTTGCTGGGGCAGTTGCTAAACTCTATCCAATAGTCAAAGAGAATTACCATCTCTTGGGATCTAAATTCCTTAAGAGTAATCTAGGTTATACCCAGTTTGTTACTGTTAAACATAATGATAAATATAATCATAAGTTGATATTTGCAAATATGATTTCCCAAAATGGAACTATTGGTTCAAATAATCGTAGACCACTAAATTACTATGCTCTGTGTAAATCAATGCAAGGAGTCAATAACTTTATAGAAAATAATTTTGATGCCGTGAATAAAGTTCAAATTCATGCACCAAAATTTGGCAGCGGTTTGGCTGGTGGTAATTGGGCTTTTATACAAGAACTGATCAAAGATATTTGGAATAATTATTCAGTCTTTATCTATCATAATAAATGAATTATATGAAAAAAGTTTTATGTTCATTTGGTTTTAGTGAACACCAAAAATTCTTAGAGGTTTCTGTTGCTGGATTTTACAAATACGCACAATTACATAATTATGATGTTTTTTTACCTAATGAGAATTTTTTTTCTGATGAGACTAAGCAACGGCCGTGTTCATGGTGGAAAATAGAATTAATTGAAAAACTTTTTCAAACTTATGATCGGATACTATGGATTGATGCTGATGTTGTGATTTGCAAATATAATCAAGATATTTTTGATGATTTTTCAATTGATAGTCATGTTGGCATGGTGGTACATGAAGTTCCTATTGGTCTAGTACCTAACTGTGGAATATGGTTATTAGACAAAAAATGCTTATCATGGTTTCATAAATTATGGCCATTAAATAATTTACCAAGAAGTGACGGTTGGTGGGAACAGGATGCTATGTTGCATTTACTAGGAATAGATAGCGGATCTAATGATATCAAAATGCCAGACACTTTTGATATTCCATGGACAAAGTTGGATTATCTATGGAATCCTCATGTCCATGATCATCGCGGTATACCTAAAGAAACTAAATTTTTTCATGCAACAATGTTTCAAGACAGATTAGCTATTATGAAACACGTCGCTAATCAAATAGGACTATGAATAAATTTGACTATTTGATTGTTGGTTGTGGATTTTATGGAGCCACTATAGCACAAAGAGCACAAGAACTGGGAAAATCTGTTCTTATTTTAGATAAGAGAAACCATATAGGCGGTAATGCGTATACAGAAAAAATTCATAATATCAATGTTCATAAATATGGAGCACACATATTCCATACATCAAATGATAAAATATGGAATTATGTAAATCGTTTTGGTAAATTTAATAAATATAGACATAAAGTTATAGCAAACTATAATAATAAACTATATTCTTTACCATTTAATATGTGGACATTTAATCAGGTTTGGGGCATTACCGATCCTGAAGAAGTGTTAAGAAAATTGAATAGTCAGCGTTTTTCTGGCACCCCTCGAAATTTAGAAGAACAGGCTATTAGTATGGTTGGTAAAGACATATATGATCTACTAATAAAAGGATATACAGAAAAACAATGGAATAAAAAAGCTAAAGATCTGCCTGCTTCCATTATTAAAAGAATACCATTAAGATTCTCATTTAATGATGATTATTTTGATGATACATATCAAGGGATTCCTATTGATGGATATACATCATTAATCAGTAATATGATAGATGGATGCTCTATTGAGCTTTCTGTAGATTATATTAATAATAGAGATTATTACGATAACCTAGCAAAGACGGTTGTTTATACTGGGCCTATTGACCGGTTTTTCGATTATGAGCACGGACATTTAGAATACAGAAGTCTGTCTTTTGACATGGAAGTAGTAGAAAAAAATAACTTTCAAGGCAATGCTGTTGTTAATTATACCAATGCTAATATACCATATACAAGAATTTTAGAACATAAACATTTTGATATGATAAATGATAATATAAAAACTGTTATTACTAAAGAATATCCGCAAAATCTAAATATAGATAATGAGCCTTATTATCCAGTAAACGATGAAAAAAATACCTTGATCTGTAACTCCTATAAAAAAATGACGCAAAACATAAAAAGTAAATTTATATTTGGTGGTAGATTAGCAGAATACAAATATTACGATATGCATCAAGTTATCGGGTCAGCACTATCAACAGAAATATGATTTTTATGGATATGATTATAGCAAAATATAAAGAGGATATCAGTTGGATCAATAATATAAAAAAAATTTTTAATATTGTTGTCTATGATAAATTTGATAACTCATCTAATAAATTAGAAAATGTTGGTAGAGAAGGTCATACATATCTTAATCATATCATTAATAATTACAACAATCTTGCAGACATAACTGTATTTTGTCAAGCAAATCCTTTTGTACACAAAAACGATTTCATACAATGGTGCAATAACATAGAGTTTTATTTACAAGATATGAATTTTTTACCGTTGTGTAATAAAGCGAAAGAAGGACCGTATGGTAATATTCATTCCACTCATCCTTTGGGCTTGCCAATATATTATTTTTTTGATCTATTATTTGGCATAAAACTGTCAATTGACACACAACTAGATGTTTATTATGGGGCTCAATTCGCGGCTAGAAAAGAAATTATACTAAATAGACCTATCGAGTTTTATATGTTTTTGATAAAATTTTTATCTTTTGAACAAGATCCGATAGAGGGCTATATTATAGAAAGACTGTGGCCTTATATACTGAATACGAACTATAAATTATCAAACAAATATTTACAATTTTTATGAACAATTATCAAGAATATCTAGACAATTTGACCAAAGAATCTTTTGGGTCTTTAGCATCTATAGAAAAAATCATTTTAGATCTTGGTCTTAATAATGAAATTCTGCACGAACAACCACCAGAATATAATGATTTTTATGGTAAAGGTTTTGGCTTTAGAATTTGGCAATACCCTAATCAATTTAGCAAATACCTAAAATGGCTTACATCGTATGCTACTAAAATCAACAGTTACTACGAAATAGGATGTCGATCTGGTGGAACGTTTATATTAACAACAGAATTAATCAGGAAATTCAACACAGGCGAGTCTTTTTTTTCTACGGCCTGTGATCTTTTAGAACCAAATCAGCTTATTTTAGACTATTTATCTAAACACAAATTTGTTAATTATGTCAGAACAGATTCCCACAATAAATCTTTTATAGAATTTATGCAAACTAATAAATATGATTTGATTTTAATTGACGGGGATCATAATTATGATGGAGTAAAACAAGATAGCGAAAATACTCGAAATTCAGCTAATATACAAGTATTTCATGATATTGTTAATGATCATTGTCCAGGAGTAGTAAGATATTGGAAAGAATTAAAGACTGAATTAGTTGATACGCATAATTTTTATGAATTCACTGATCAATATAATAGTGTGAATGGTAGTTTTTTGGGTATCGGTTGTGTTGTTAAAAAAGAATTTGATATTTGATGAATAACAGACTTAATAATCAAAGAGTATATTTGGCTGGTGCTATGGATCGTGTTGCAGATCGTGGTGTTGGCTGGCGAGATAGTATAACTCCGTTTCTGTCAAGCCTAGGAATAATTGTATTTAATCCAATAAGCAAGCCAACAGATATCGGATTAGAAGATCACGATACTCATCAAATCAAAACTAAACTCAAACAAATGAGCAGATATGATGAATTAACAGCAATGATGAAAACTATTCGTGCCGTAGATTTACGATTAGTTGATATTAGTGATTTTCTAGTAGTTAATCTAGATTTAGATATCCATCCATGCGGCACATATGAAGAAATTTTTTGGGCCAATCGTCAAAAAAAACCTATAATAGTTCATATGGTACAAGGTAAAAACAAAACGCCCGATTGGCTGTTTGGTACAATACCTCATCAAATGATTTTTTCTAATTGGGATGAAATCAAATCTTATTTAGAACATATACATACTTCAGAAAATATAGACACTCATAAAAGATGGTACTTTTTCAATGCAAAAAATAATTAATGAAACTAAACTAGATTTTGATGATGTTTTGATTAGACCGAAAAGATCTTTTCTGACAAGCAGAAAACAAGTTTCTTTAGTTAGGGATTTTCATTTTATTCATTCGCCAAGACAGTTAAGTTGCACACCTATTATGGTCGCTAATATGGATACTGTTGGTACTTTTGAAATGGCAAAAACTGTTAGCAAACACAAGAGCATAGTATGCCTACACAAGCATTACTCTGTTGAATCTTTAGTTGACTTTTATATACAATACTCAGATCTTAGAGACTATGTTTTTTATTCTACAGGAACATCATTAAAAGATAACGAAAAAATATTAGAAGTATTCAATCGGTTAAAAACTCATAATATATTAATGCCTAATATTTGTCTTGATGTTGCTAATGGGTACACAGAACAATTTGTTAAAACAGCAGCACATCTACGCAAATCTTTTCCGGAAGTTATTATCATGGCCGGAAATGTTGTTACTCCAGAAATGGTTGAAGAACTTATACTTCATGGCAAAGTTGATATAGTCAAGGTTGGTATAGGGTCAGGTAGTGTTTGTACCACGCGTTTAAAAACTGGTGTAGGATACCCACAACTGAGTGCTGTTATGGAGTGTGCGGACGCTGCTCATGGTCTTGGTGGACATATTTGTTCTGATGGAGGCTGCAAAGTAGTTGGAGATATTTGTAAGGCTTTTGGTGGCAATAGTGATTTTGTAATGTTGGGTAGTATGTTTGCAGGAAGTGATGAGTGCGAAGGAGAATGGGAGTATGAGTATTATATTGAGGCAGGATCCTCTGCTCAGGGATTTTGGCAAACACTAAATCCAGGATATTCTACTCCTAACAAAAAAATATCTTTAAAATATTATGGCATGAGTAGTAAAAACGCTATGGATAAACATCATAATGGAGTAGCTAATTATCGAACAGCAGAAGGTAAGTGCGTTACTGTTCCATATAAAGGACCAGCAGAAGAAATACTATATGATATCTATGGTGGCCTTAGAAGCGCTTGTACATATATAGGTGCTGATAAAATTAAAGATTTCGGCAAGAAAACAACATTTATACAAGTCAATAATACACATAATAAGGTTTATGAAAAATGAATATAATTTCACCAGTAGATAGTTATACAGGCTATGGGATTACCGGATATAATATATGGCGTCAAATTTATTATTTAAATAATAATAGTTTGCTTTTTCCAATAGGTAATATTAATGCTGAAAAGGGATGGGATATAGAATGCATAAAAAATGGCATAGGATCTAGAAGCCATTTTGATAAATCAGCACCCTCTTTTAAATTATGGCATGCTAATGATTTCTTTACTAAAACTCATGGAGATGGTAAATACGGAGTATTATCTTTCTTTGAAATAGATAAATTAACAGAGATCGAACAGCAAAGCTATAATATTGCTGATATTATATTTATGCCTTCTGAATGGGCAAAAAATGTTTTACAAAATAACGGAATAAAAAAAGACATTATCGTGTGTCCTATGGGAGTTGATACTAGCATTTTTAATGCTCAAAAACCGGAAGATAAAAAAAATAAAAATACATACATATTTATCAATATTGGTAAGTTTGAAATTAGAAAAGGTCATGATATTTTAGTGGATTTATTTAATAATGCATTTAATGAAAATGACGATGTGGAACTATGGATGATCAATCATAATCCATTTTTAAATCAAGACCAAATTAAACAATGGATAAATTTATATAATAACTCTAAACTATCATCTAAAATAAGATTTTTTCCACGCATTCCTGATCAAATATCATTGGCACAAATTATGAGCTATGCTGATTGTGGTATTTTTCCATCAAGGGCAGAAGGATGGAATAATGAAGCAATAGAAATGATGGCTATGGATAAACCAATTATCATCACAAACTATTCTGCACACACACAGTTTTGCAATAAAGACAATGCTTATTTAGTTGATATAGATACTACCGTACCAGCAAACGACGGTATATGGTTTAATGGTAGTGGAAATTGGGCATCCATAGAAGAAAAACAAATCGATCAATTTATCGAACATATGAGATATGTTTATAAAAATAATATAAGAGATAATTCTTATGGATTAAAAACAGCCAATAATTTATCCTGGCATAATACAGCCAATATCATATATTCTAATATGATCAATTGATTGGTGTATCTAATTACAAGGAGATAATATATGCCTATTCCAAAAAGAAAACAAAACGAAGATAAAAATGCTTATGTGTCTCGTTGCATGGGTAATGAGACTATGAAAAAAGAATATCCAGATAATAAACAAAGAGTAGCTATTTGTCTCGGACAAACCCGTACAAAAGGAAATTTATTAGAAGAGGTACATGACGAATTATTTGCACAAAATTATACTTGGGATGATGAATGGAATGAATTTGTATATGAAGTTGAAGTTAACGAAATTTATGATGAAGACGGTAAAGTTATTGCTTCAGAATATCAAGGACGCAAAGTAACTCTTAATAAGCCATTTAGAACACCAGATGGTCCTAAGAAATTTGCGGTATATGTAAAAAATGAAAGTGGTAATGTTGTTATAGTTAGATTTGGTGATCCTAACATGACAATTAAGAAAAATATTCCTGAGCGCCGTAGAAGTTTCAGAGCAAGACATAATTGTGATAATCCTGGTCCTCGTTGGAAAAGTCGGTATTGGGCATGTAAGAGTTGGTGATAATAATGAGAAAATGCCGAAAATGTAAATTAAATCAAGTATCAGAAAATTTTAGAAAATTTTGCGATCAATGTAAAATAAAATCTCAAACGTGTGAATGTGGCGTTGGTTTTAAATCCAAAAAACATAAGTTTTGTAAATTATGCAGAATGAGCAAGGGAAATATTGGTCAATGTGAGTCATGTTATCAAACTAGACACATTTATTTTAATTCAGGATTATGTACTACTTGTTATAAATTTACAACGAAATATAACATTGATCATAAAGAACTAAAAGAATTAAGACTTATATCACATTGTAGCATCTGTGGTATTGAGGTTCGTCATCATTCAAAAAATAGGGGCAATGCCGCAGTAATTGACCATAATCATGATACAGGTAAGATTAGAGGAATTTTATGCGTACAGTGTAATATAATTGAAGGAATGATAAGAGATGAAGAACACTTAAAGCAATTTTATCTTAATTATAAAGAATGGATATTAAAATGAGCGAACGTTTTAAAGATATATTAAATTCAGTAAATGAAAATCTCAAAACCAAATCAGAAGATGGAGATTTTACCAAAATTGAAGAAATGGAAGTTGAAAGTCCAGAAATGGAAATGATGGAATATAAAAATGATTTTTATCAAATGAGCATTGGATCCATAAAGTCAATAATGACACACGCTAATGTTATATTACAAGCATTAGATAATCCGTCCGTAAGAGAAGCCTTGACAGAAAGCTGGCTACAGGGTAAAATTGCTATTACTGAAGATTATATGTTAACAATTCATAATTTTGTTATGTTTGGACGCACAGAAACTGACACAGAAGCAGCAGAACATAAAAAAAAAGTTAAAATAAAAAATCTTCCGCACTATACTTTTCAGCCCTCAAAGGACGATAGTATAGTTACGGCACCTGTTGAAGAAACAATGTCAGAGGATAAGCCTGGACTATGGGAAAATATACGAAAAAAGAAAGAAAGAGAAGGAAAAAAATATAGACCAGCAAAGCCCGGAGACCCGGATCGACCAGATCCAAAGCAATGGAAAAAATTAACTAAATAACTAAAATTAGTTAAGAATATATTTACTAGGACTTTTAAAAAGGAAAAACATGATAGATATTGTATCTGTTGGTAATCAAAAAATTAAATATCAAGACCATTCTACAATTGAATTTGAGTCATTATCTGTATATCTAGATTTAGCTAAAAAAACTATATCTAAATTTGCTAAAAACTTTTCTCCAAGTTTAGGCAAGGAAATGCTAAAAAGTGAAGACGCTATAGCTAATGTAGCTAATTGTATCATGATGGCCGATTGGAGATGGGATAAAGAACGTAAAGGAGAAAGTGGACAACAAAAGAATAAATACTCTTATAGAAATCAATGTGCCATTTGGGCCATAAAAAGCTATATGACAAGAAAGAAGTATAAAAAAAATAAAGGTCATTCTGTCGATATTGATACTAAATTTAATGATGAAAATTTATCATTATTAGACATTATACCAGACTCTAGCAAATCCCCATTAGATATTTTGTTAGACAAGGAAAGTGGTTCTGAAAATAAACATATGATTGATCAAATATTATCAGATAATAACAATATTTTATCTGATCGTCAAAGAGAATGTTTAAGATTATATTATCTTGAAAATCAGACTTTTGCACAAATTGGTAAAAAATTTAATATTACTAGAGAAGCAGTCAGACAAAATATTAAAAAATCTATTGAAAAAATTCAAAGACTCATATAATAATATGTTCTTTAAAAAGCGTAATAAGTCAATATTTTCAATTGAATACTATAGTAATGGGGACTATAATATATGTCTACCAAAACAGAATGTGTCTGAAATAGACGCGAATCATATAGGTTCATTTCTTCATTTGTTGATGTATAATAGTCCGATTAGTGCTGATATAATAGATAAATTAAAGTCAATCAAAAATAGCAATAATAAACATATTGTTGATTATATATTAAGTTCTTGGGCAACAAACTATTTAAATGATAAACATAAACCAATGATAGATCCTTTATTAACATTCAAACAAAATGTTAGATAGTCCTAAAATTATATGGGAAAAATGGTCTGATCCATTTGGTAAAGATGATACCGATGATACAAACTATTTTGAAGACATAGAAAAGGAGACTGTAGACGATTCAGTAAAATATCACAAAGTATTATTAACAAATATGGGAATGATTCCATATAATGAATATACTGATTGTTCGAAAATTTTTAATTTTTGGATAGGCCATACTAACTTTAATCTGTCTAATAGAATAGCTACTATAATTCAGGAAGTTGATGGTGTAGAAACATTGGATATTTTTACTAGATATCGCTTTAGGGTTGGTTTTGGTAAAGCATTTATAGATAGAGAAGTTATGAATAATATTAATACAATAATAACATCAATTTTTAATATAACCAATGATTAACGGACAAGAAAATAGATTAAATTATATCCATGAATATGGATTAGATGTTGATAATAGAGAAGTTTATCTTCATTCTTTTATAGATAGTGGAGAAGAGGAGGGCGGTGTTGATTATAGGGTAGCCATTAATTTTGAAAAAAATATAAGATATCTTAATATTATATCTTCTGATCCTATTATTGTACACATGCATTTACCGGGTGGAGATTGGACAGATTGTTTGGGTATATATGACACCATCATCCAATCCAAAGCCCCTATTGGTATTTTAGCATATGCTAAAGCAGAGTCATCTAGCGGCGTAATATTCCAAGCTGCTAAATTAAGAATTTTAATGCCAAATAGTTATCTATTAATTCATTATGGTTTTTTCTCACTAGACGGAGAACACAAAGCGGCCATTAGTAATATTCAATGGAATGAAAAAGAAGCCAAAAAAATGTTAGATATTTTTACTGATAAATGTTTGGAGTCTCCATTAGCAAAAGAGAGAGAATGGAAAAAATCTAGTGTAAAAAAGTATATATCATCACAATTATCTCAAAAATCAGATTGGATTCTAAACGCTTCAGAGGCTGTACACAACGGATTCGCTGATGGTATATATGGTCAAAACCAATACGGATCGATAGAAGCTATCAAAAGAAAATTAAATAAATGAATATAGAATATTATATCAATACTATTGATGAGAAAGATATAGATATAAAAAAAAATCTAGAAGATTTAATTAATAATACTTCTATTAGAAAAATTATAGCCACCCATCACTGTGCTAAATTAATAAAAAAAAATTTTCCAAATCTAACGGTCGGAGCATTTATAGATTATCCTGTAGCTAATTGTGAAAGTTATCATAGGCATTCTATGATTCAAGACGCTATAAAATATAATATAGACTATATTGCTATAACATTACCTTTTTATTATTTAGTAAATAGAAAATACGATAAAATCAGAGAAGATATAAAAAAAAACTTAGACATATGTGAAAATAGAGAAATTAGATATATATTAGAATACAGGAAATTTGATCATCAAATTTTAGCTAAGGCTTGTGAAATATTATTATCGTCAGGCATTAACATAGTATATCCATCCTCTGGTTTTTTTCTAGATTCCTTAGATGATAATATAGTAGCATGCGGATACTTGCATAATAAAACATCAATAAATACTATTATTAATGGAAATGTCTGGACCCAACAACATATTAAACAGATTCTTAAATCTAATATGTATGGATTTAGTTGTAATAATATTCTAGCTCTTAAATTAATACCATGACTTTTAAAAATATTTTTATTAGCATAGCATCATATAGAGATAAACAATTAGTTCCCACAGTTTTAGACTGTATTAGTAAAGCTAAATATCCAAATAATTTATTTTTTGGTATTAATTGGCAAAGAGACGAATCAGAAGATATATCAGATATTAATAAATTATCTAATATTAAGATAGAAGAATATGATTGGAGAGAAAGTAAGGGTGCTTGTTGGGCAAGACATTCTATACAGAAACATTTATACGATAATCAAGATTTTTATCTTCAACTAGATAGTCATCATAGATTCATCAACGATTGGGACGAACACCTTTTCGCCCTGTATAATGAAGCATTAAATAGTTCCAGTAAGCCTATTATTGGAACATATGGTACAACATTCTGGCCAGAAAAAAATATTCCATTAAAAAATGAACCTTATAGGATAAGCACATTTGAATCGTTTGGAACTGATGGAGATATTATTTCTCGCCCTATATATATAAAAAATCATATAGCAGTTAATAAAGAAAGAAAACTAATTAAAGCTAGATTACTATCTGGCCATTTTATATTTACGCACGGTAATTTTGTTAATGAGTGTATGTACGATCCTAATTTTTATTTTAGGGGCGAAGAATTATCTTTAAGTGCCAGAGCGTATACTCATGGATACGATTTTTTTCATCCGTCTTATACTGTTATTTGGCATGAATATTTAAGAGAAAAAAGCCCCAAACATTGGATTGATCATGTTAAAAAAAATGGATTTGTAGAGGAGGGAGAGCATAGAAACGCATCATCTAAAAAAAGACAGCGTAAATTATTTGGTATTGATCATAATGATATTGATTTTAAACAATATGGTTTTGGAAATGTGAGATCCTTACATGATTATGAATTGTATGTGGGTTTGGATTTTAAAAACCAAAGAGTTCATAAATCCGCCTACGATCCTAGAGAAGAATATTTAGAGCCACACATTATGACACACCAAGAATGGACATCTGGTATGTTAGACAAATATGAGTTTGATATTGAGTGGCCATTAAATCAGATACCAGATAATAAAAATTATAGTATGTTCTTTTTTGGTTTTGAAACAAAAGATGGAAAATTACTATATCGTAAAGATCTTAAAGAAGAAAAATACTTGAAAAAATTTACTAATAAAATTAAATCCACTGTTTATACAGAAGAACGTCCATTTCGCTGTGTGATAATTCCATTATCTAATAGTGGGTGGTCTAATAAAATTATTATTAATCTATGAAAATCCTATGCTTTACTACATCCTATAATAGACCTTATTATATATATAATGCCATAAATACTATATTGCATCAATCATATATTGATATTCATTATGGATTAAATATTAATATTAATTCTAATCAAGAAAAATTATTATATAATAATCTATTACAAGATTTCTTATCTGATCAACGATTAAAAATTATCTATAATAGTAATAAAGATCAACATACTAATTATTTGAATGCTATAAAATCATATAATAGTTTAGATTATGATTTATTCATTAAAATTGATGATGATGATATATATCATAAAGACTATATTAAAAAATCTATAGAATACTATAGCTCATCAGATTGCGATATATTATCTTATATACCAAAACATCATATTAATAATAATAAAATTAAAGACTCTATTCGGTCTATTGGGGTGTGGGGGCCTGACACCGAAAGTTCTATCAAATTTGGAATGCCACCAACATATATTTTTAATAGAAAAGCCTGCGATATTATTTTAAATATAACACTGGCACAAGCTAAAAAAATTCATCATTTTGAAGACGGTTCATGGAGAACATATTGGAGACAGCATAACTTAAAAAGTAAAATTATAGAAGATTTCGAGCCTTTTACATATAATATACATAATAAAAATACATCTTCTGCTTTTTTATTAGATCAAGATGTTACTACAATTCAAAATGAACACTGCTGCATTGCTCAATTTCGCAGTCACAAATGGCAATCATATATATATTTAAATAAAAGAAATAATCGATTATATAATATTAATAATGATGATCATGGTAGTTTTAAAATAACTGGTAATAAAATTATAATAGATTGGGACAATTGGGGCAAAGAAGAATTCGTAAAAGAACAATTAACAGATAAAATCTACGTATATAATTTGGTTAAATAGTATGTTATATTTTGATAAAATCTATTATGTAAATTTGGATTGTGATACTAAAAAAAATGTTTTTTTTATACAGCAAATAAATAAAACTATTTTTAAGGATAAGTGTGAAAGATTTGTTGGGGTGGATGGAAAAACTATCGATATAAATACTATTGATGATAGCATTATTACTAATGATGGTCGTAAATCTATAACATCTCAAAAACAAAAAATCTATGGCGTATCATTAACATACGGATCTTTAGGATGCGCACTTTCTCATAAAAAAATTTGGGAAGAATGTTCACAAGCTAAAAATCCATATTTAATTTTTGAAGATGATATTATACCTCATAAAAATTTTAATAATATTTTTAATAAGCTATATACCATATTACCAAATTTATCTTATGATATTTTCTATATTGGATATAATGAAATTCCAGGATTTAGAAAAGTCACAATAGATGATGTTATTGCTAAACCGTCAGGATTGATTACAGGAACATACGGATACATAGTCACAC